AACATGAGCGGCCTCGAGAAGTTCGTTGACGGCTTCAAGCGTCTGGGCTCGCGCCTGAAAGAAGGCAACATCGACCAGCCGGGTTCTGCAGCGTACAACAAGTATGGTGCTGGTCGCGGCATGCTCGAGCGCGATATGAAGACGCCTACAAACAACCAGTCGAGTGACTACTCTGGTCGCAACATGAGTACCCTCGATGAAGAAGGCAACACACCTCCACCGGTTACTGACACGTATGCTGATGAAGCAGATCGCGGCGTCAAGCCGAAGTCTTCCTCTGGGATGATTGCTGATTTCTCGAACCCGACGATGAAGAGCCGAGGCGATGATGCCCCGATGCCGCCAAAATCTTCTGATGCGCCGAAACGCGCCGCAGTAAAAGACGCTAAGAAAGTTCGACGTCAAAGCGCAAAACCTGTGGTTGATGATGGCATGGATGTCCCGCACAGCACCACGTCGTCTAAAAGGTCTGACTCCCAGAGCTTTCCACGTAATGACGATGATATGAATAGGCGTCGTCTTTCGGGGACCTCTAAGGATCCTGATGCCAGAAATGCAGCTTCGCCTAAAGTAGAAGATGCTGCGCCAGCCCCTAGAAAAGACGTTCCGAAGAAAGGTTTCGGTCCGTACAATTCTTTTGCGGGGATATATTCAGCCATTAACGATAGAGACGCCTCTCGCAGAGATGCTTTAGATGAGAGGGCTCGCAGGGCAAAAGAAGCTCAAGAAAAACGATACGCCTCCAAGTGATTACACAACCAAGTAAACAAGCCATCCAAGCCCTAGCGACTCTGGATGGTGATATTCATTTTGAAGTTGTCAAGCAATGGCTGAGGACGACTCTCAACGAGCTGAATGAGCAGACGCCTTATTCCAAGGACGAGGTGCAAACCCGCTGGAATCAAGGCGCCCAACAGCTGTTGCAAGAGTTCCTACAGCGAGCTGACAACGCACAAGAAACCATTCGCAAGTTTTAGCCCGTAGGGCAACCCGCGCTGACCGGGTCTTAGTCAGCAAGTAATGAACACTGATCTCGTATCGGCGGACTACCTTCCGAGGGCTCCGCACGTCTCGAGGTTCGGCTCATGGAGAATTTATGGCAATTCCACGCGCAGTTCGAGAGGCGGCTGAAAAGGCCGAAGCAATCCACAAGCAGGTGTATGAAAAGCCTGCCGAGGATCCTCAACCACAACCAGTACCTGATCCACAACCTGATCCTGCTCCCAACGCAGATCCTGAGCCAAGTCCAGCTCCACAGCCGGACGTTGCGATTGCTCCACCGGTAGGTGAGCTGCCAGACTCGCAACAAAAGGATGACACATGGGAACACAAGTACAAGGTCATCGAGGGCAAGTACAGAGCTGAGGTCCCGCGTTTAGCGGCGGACAACCGCGAGCTTCGCACTCAAATCGAAGCGCTTCAGCAACAGATGGAAAGTCTGAAGAGTCAGGCGGCAAAACCGCAGCAGTCACTCATCAGCCAAGAAGACAGAGAGAAGTACGGGGACGACCTGCTCGACGTTATGAAGCGAGCAGCCCAAGAGCAAGTCGCAGCCAAGGAGATGGAGATTGAGGATCTCAAGCGCCGCTTGGATATGGTCAACCAGACCACAGCCAAGTCCGTAGAGGTCAACTTCTTCGACACCTTGGGTCGTATTGCACCTGACTGGGTAACGATCAACTCCGATGAAGGCTTCTTGAAGTGGCTTGATGAATACGACGAGCTGACAGGCAAGACCCGTCAAGACCTCCTTTCCGAAGCAGAAGCAGCTAAGGATGCAGAGCGCGTTGCGCGGTTCTTTACCAAGTGGAAAGCCACGCAGCAACAACGCACCGCCCCCAGTTCCCAAGCATTAGCCGCGCAGGTTTCGCCCGATACGAATCGTGTCGTGCAGCCGCCTGCCGGTAAACGAATCTTCACCCGTCCAGAGATCGCAGCCTTCTACGCTGCAGCTCGACGCGGGGAAATCTCAGCGAAGGAAATGGTGGCGATGGAATCCGAAATCCACGCCGCAACGATCGAAGGGCGCATTCGTTAGCCCTTAGGTATTAGCGGTACTGCTATATGTTAGGAGAAATAAAATGGCAGTTCCAGTATCCGCTGGTTATCCCCAGTACTCGTACAACGCCAACCCTTCCGGTTCAGCGTTCATTCCTGAGATTTGGAGCGGCAAGCTTCAGGTCAAGTTTTACAAGAGCACCGTTCTCGCTGAAATCACCAACAACGATTGGGAAGGCGAGATCAAGAATCAGGGCGACACGATCCACATCCGTTCGATCCCAACGATCACCATCTCGAACTACACGAAGGGTATGAACCTGTCGAATCAGGTTCCGACCTCGACTCCGATCGAGCTGACGATCGACAAGGGTAAGTACTTCTCCGTCATCGTTGACGATGTGGATGATGTGCAGGCCGACGTTCGTCTGATGGACATCTTCACCAACGATGCTTCCGAGCAGATGAAGATCGCTATCGACGGCGACGTCCTGAACAACGTGGCTCCTGATGTTGCTACCGCTAACCAAGGCACCACTGCGGGCGCTATCTCTGGCGACATCGACCTCGGCACCACTGGCGCCCCGGTTCAGATCGACGCCACCAACGTTCTGGAAAACATCCTGAACTGCGGTCAGGTTCTGGACGAGCAGAACGTGCCTGAAGATGGTCGTTGGATGGTCATCACTCCTTGGTTCGCTTCGCTGCTCAAGTCCTCGGATCTGCGTCAAGCCTACTTGACCGGTGACGATGTGTCTCCGCTGCGTAACGGCAAGCTGGGCATGATCGACCGCTTCACCTTGTATGTGTCGAACAACCTGACCAAGGTGACTGCTGGTGGCGATAACGCCTACCACTTCCTCGCTGGTACCCGTGACGCGATCTCGTTCGCTTCGCAGATCACCAACGTGGAAAGCCTGCGCTCGACTTCCACCTTCGGCAACATCGTTCGCGGTCTGAACGTGTATGGCTACAAGGTTGTGAAGCCTGAAGCTCTGGTGGATCTGTACGCCGCCAAGGCTTAATGCCTGATGGGGGAGGGGAGAGATCTCTTCCCCCTTTCTTCTCTTTGAGGATGTATGCAAAAACTACTTAAGCACAAACCAACTGGCCGCGTGTTCCCGTGGACTGACAACCTCTCTAAGCGCAACGATATGGTGGACTACGAGCCGCCTGCGAAAGTGAAAACGCCAGCGCAACCAGCCGTTGAGACGGTTGAGCCGCAGGACGACATCAAGGCAATGGCGAAAGCTGTCCTGACCAAGAAGGGGAAAGCCAATGGCGAAGCCAGTGTGGGAGAAACCCAGTCCCAAGAAGCGTAGCAAGCCGCTAACGCCGAAGCAAAAGCAAGAAGCTAAGGCAAGAGCCAAGAAGGCTGGGCGACCATACCCCAACCTAGTTGACAACATGGCAGCAGGGAGAGGTAGATGAAACGTCTATTCGCCGCAGTATTTGCGTTGATTGCAACAGGAATCTCCGCAGCAGAAGAGTCCCAAGCAGCGGGTTTTGCAAACAATGCTGGCGGCTGGACGATCATCACCACCCGAACCCACTACTGTGGCGCTCGTGATATGCGTGATGGATACGCGTATGGATCGGGCGGCGCGGGGTATACCCGGCTGTGCTGGCTACTCCAAAACGACAAGGTGCTTGCTGTCCTCGAGACTGGCGAGAACCTGATTTGGAGCATTCACTCCTTTGAGGAGTTGGCTGCTGAGCCAGAGGTCAACAACAACAAGCTGTAGGAACGACATGAAAGCGTCCAACGTAAAGCGCGAAGGCGGCAAGCTGCAATACCGGGGCCACGAGTTCCCGGGATTCAACAAGCCGGTACCTGCGCCCAAAGGCGGTAAGCACAAGAAGATGGTGCTCGCCAAAAAGGGTGATGAGGTAAAGCTGGTCAAGTACGGCCACCGCGAATACGAGGACTTCACCCAGCACAAAGATCCGAAGCGTAGGGAGAACTACCTGAAGCGCTCAGCTGGGATCAAGAACAAAAGCGGTCAGCTGACCAAGAACGATGTGTTCAGTGCCAACCACTGGGCGCGGAAGGACTTATGGTAAATGACATTCCAAGACGTAATCAATGATGTACGTGTGGTACTCAATGATGCTGAGGGGGTCCGCTACAAAACCCCGGAGCTTCTATCGTATGCCAACGATGGCGTTCAGGAAGGCTTTCGTCTGCGTCCTGATTTCCGCTTTGGCAACTACACGGCGTCTGCCCAGACCTACGTCGCTGGAGATAGTGTTCCTTTCCCGTCTGCGTACCAGATGCTCCTGACGCACTACGTGTGCTTCCGTGCCGAGCTGCGCGACGACGAGTATTCACAAGATGGGCGAGCTGCTGCCCTGCTTAGCCGCTTTCAGGCGGAGATGACTAAATGACAGCACACACCGCATTCCTCGACTACGTGTTACCTCAGGTGCCGGGCGCTACCAACGAAATGGCGCTGCACGAGATCAAGAACACGATCATTGACTTCTGCGAGAAGTCCCTCCTCCTGCAGATCGACCACGACCCGGTCACTGCAATCGACAAGATTATGGACTACGACTTCGAGCCGCCTAGTGGCAGGCTGGTCACGAAGATCATCCGAGCTTGGTACAAAGGCGTACCGCTGGATCCGGTCGGTCCTGACGAAATCAATTCTGCATCCGTTTACAACCAATTATCTGGCGCGGTCATTCGCCGTGAGGATCCAAGACTGATCACCCAGAAGGACGCTCGTTCGTTCTCTGTGTATCCGATCCCCAACGAAACCGTTCCCAATGCGATCACCTTGCGGGTGGCGCTTAAGCCGACTCGGACATCTTCCACAATCGACGATGTCATCTTCGAAGACTACGCCGAGATCATCGGACATGGCGCCATTTCCCGCTTGGCCTTATCCCCTGACAAGCCTTACACCAACCCGCAGCTTGCCATAGCTCGTAACGCTCTCTACTTGGCTGGCTTGAATGTCGCCCGGGATCGTGCGCTCAAGGGCTACGTGCGTGTCAGCAAGCAAGTGAGAATGCGGAGAATCTAATGGCAGACAAAATCAAACTGGTCCAAGGGGACACAAGGCCAGCGCTGGTATGCACCCTGTCCGACGAGAACACTGGCGACCCGATCACGCTTAATGGCGCAACGGTGTACCTGAAGTTCCGTCAAGTCGGTGCGACCGTATTGACTGGCACATTGACTGGGACAATCAGCAACGCAGCTGGTGGTGAGGTGGTGTTCTATTGGGCTCAAGACCCAACGATTCTGGACGGCCCTGCTGGCGACTACGAAGGCGAGATTGAGATCGTCTTTGGTGACGGCACTATCCAAACAGTTTACGACCCTCTCAAGTTCAAGATCCGCGAGGACTTCTAATGGGCGCGACGGTCAGTTCCGTCCGCTCAGAAGCACAAGTATCAGTAGTCAAACCGATCGCCAGTGTCTCTGTGGTGCTGGCGGGAGCCGACGTTGTTTATCAACTTCCGGCCTCGGTTGTGG